AAAACTTGTTTAGCTTTGGTTAGGCTATTTCTGATTACTTTACTTTAGGTTTAAACCTATGCAAACTACCAAACACCGAAACAGACTTTGGTTTGTACTTGAGGATTTGGATGGTGTGTTTAAGCGTAAGCTTCCCACCGAGTTACGACGAAATGGTGTGTGTCGTAAGAAAGATTGGATTGAGAGATGTCAATTCGCAAATACACCGATAGATGCTTTGATTGAGCACAATCTCTTTGACCACTATGCCCGACAAGGTTGGCATTTCAAGGTTGATGAGGATAACGGCTCAGTTGTTGACCTTCAGCAATTGGGTAAAGCCTTGCTTAATTATGGTGTCCCAAGGGACTTGGATCCGGACAAACATGCGTTAGGAAGAGCAATCAACTTGACAAATGATGCGTTTGGAAACCCACTTGAAAAACGGCTAAAGCCACTTCCTCCTGAATCAAAAATTTTGAAGTCCGCTATCAAACTGGATAAATCTTCTGGTTTACCTGAGTTAACCACGAAACTTGAGGCTTGGGATAAAGACTTTGAACTCTTTTTGAAGATGTTAAAACGTGAGGTCTCTCCTATACCCTGTATTTGTTATAATCGAGTGCAGCATAAAGAAGGAGGTCCAAAGACCAGACTCGTTTGGGGTTACCCCTTGGCCATGACTATCATGGAATCAATGTTTGCTCGTCCGTTGATCGAATGCTTTCTTGCTCGTAAAGGTCACACGCCAATGGCGTTCGGTTTACATAAGCATCAAATGAATGCTTTTACGCGGACAATTGAACGCTCGGATTATCGTATCTCGTTGGATTATTCTCAATATGATGCATCAGTTCCGAAAACTCTCATCCTTATTGCCTTTTCAATCCTTGAGACGTACTTCGATTTCACGGACTTTGAGAGGAATGCTTGGGAATACGTGAAGTACTATTTCATTAACACCAAGATACTTATGCCAGATGGATGTATTTATCAGAAGAATCGTGGTATACCATCAGGCTCATATTTCACTCAAATAATTGGGTCCATAGTGAACTATTTGTGTTTACAATACTCTTTCCTTCGGGAGTATAATCACGCCTTAGATCAGAATTATGTCAAAGTTTTGGGAGATGATTCCGTTATCGGTATGAAATTCTTCCCTAACACCCAAGGTTTAGCGAATCGTATCGCAGAATTGGGTATTACAGTTTCTGCATATAAGAGCGAAGCGTCTAAGTTTGGTGAGCCATTCAAATTTCTTGGCGTCAGTTGGGATCGTGGTTTCCCTTCAAGACCTATCTATGAGATTGTTCAAAGGAAAGTATTCCCTGAGCGATTTCGACGGCTGGGTCGTGACCGTCACCGGATGATTCACTTTGCGTACCTCAGCGCTAGTAAAGAGTGCTGGTTGGATTACTATGAATGGGAACGACAGTTAGTTGATTGGAATTTGGAAGTTCTGGTCACTCAGAGGGCTAAGATTCCCCTGTTGTTAGTGAATCCTGCTTTGCGGGATACCTCCTCAGATGATGATGAACCAATTTTCACTTTGTCTGAGTGCTTGTTCTAT